TCGCCCCTAGAAGGGCGAGGTCCAGCCAGGCATGATGCTAACGGCCTGGTCACGTCCTGCACGGATGAGATGCTCTGCATCGGAGTTAGAAATGGCCATAAGCCATGACAACTCATCGTCCGATAGTGAATCTTCGGATTTTGCTAGCAGGCACTTCAGTAGCGCCCCTGGTCCTCCTAGCCGAGAAATCGGCAATTTGGACCGGGCTACATACGCCTTAACCTGAGGAGTATGTAGAGTAGGAGATATCCGGTGCCCTTCTGTGGACACAACGGATACTCTGCCTAGCGCGGGTGAGTCAGGCGAGATCGTAGGGTAGTGCTTAAGCACACCCGACAGATTCTCATCCAACTCTGCAGCTGATCTCCACAAACCGTGCATATAGCATTGGTTGCGAAGATCAACTGCTGAGATGATCCGCTGAGCCTGTACACCTGAAACGACTCCTCGATGAGGCGTGGGTTCGGGTTGTACTGACTCATTAGCACGAGTTCTCCCTTGGGGCTGAGACGGGCGAGAGAGCCGAACTCCTTCCAGTAACTGAAAGGAACGACTATCGCGTCGCCTCTTACCACCATGGCGAGCTCGTGCGTGCTGATCTGATCCACCCATTCCGTGTTGCGGTCGGGAGGGGAATTCTCTGCGGACTCTGACGATGGAAACATCGTGTCCATTGTAGTATTCCTTTCCACAAGACTCTCTGAACTTTCCAGTCCAGAAAGACTTGCTAGAGTTGACCTTGAGACCGAATGTCTCAAGGAGGTCTACGACCGCATGCACAAAGCGAACGGGGACTATAATATCGTCCCCGTACACTCGCACCCTAGATCGGTACCTCATTACGAGGTCCGTGTCCACAGTCGCGCTTAGCTCTGGATTATCCTTGGCTTCTGCTTTCGCAATAGCCATGAAGACGATGGTCGAGAAGATCATCGCTTCGATTGGGAAGGTCAGAGCTGAACCCATCGACGCGAATTTGGCAAGGCGAATAACCTTGCCAAACACGTCAGCCTTCCGAGATCTGCAGGCATCTACTCCTTCTGCTAAGTTGGGGTAGTTGTCTAGCATGGCTCGTACGAGCTGATTCGAGACGCGGTCTGATGCTTCGCTAAGATCTAGCGTAGCGAGGTCCCCGGAAAGGGACCCCTCACGGGCAAGGAGTTGGTTAGGCTCCTGGCTTGTGAATCCGACCACACCGTAGCCTACGTTGTGGTTAGAATTAAACCACACGAAAGGGCTCTCGATGTATTCGACGAATCTTGCCATCAGCCCCTGCTGCACATACTGCATGCAGGTAGGTTCGATTGCAATGATCCGAGGCGTCTTCGGTGTCTTTGGAACTGTGACGACCCGAACAGGTCGTTCAGCTCCGGGTTCGAGGAAGTCAATCCTAGGGAGGTACTCTTGAAAGTACCTAGCGGACGGGATGAGAAAATCACCCCAAGAGAAAACTCTTTCGAGCCTCTCAGTCCATTCCACCTGATCGAACTTGCGGTTTCCCTTAAGTCGATCCGCGGTGGCCCCAGGTCCATGGCGGGGGATGATGCGATGGTAGTAGATATCTTCATCTACTGCCTGCAGCACTGTTCCCCACAGGACCGACGACGCTTGTCGAAACTCCTCCGTCAAGGAGGAGGGGCGATTCGCATCGAATCGGACAACTTCCTGCTCACACTCGAAGTAGCCATCGATCGCCTTCTGAACCCTAGCCTCAGAGGCTGGGAGAAGGATCTTCCCGTACATCAGCGTGAGCTGGCGCACGGAAAAGATAGCATCGATGTCAGGCTCTTCGAGAAGCGCACCTGATTCGAGATCGAAGATCAGACCCATGAATCCACTCAGAAATTGGGGGATCACACTGTGTCCAGTTTTAGACGGAAGTTTCCGCCAACCCTGGAACAGATCGTGGGTGACCTCGCTCTGATCAAGACTTTTTTCGAAGTCTTTGCAGAACGCGGGGAGGGTGATAGCAAAGAAGTTATCACCTTCTGATCGCAATCTACCCTCGACAGTTTTTATGTCGAGGGCGGCGCTTTTAGTGCAGCACCTGGCGGCCAATTCATTGGCCACCACTATCCAGAACGACCGGAGGTCGATCATGGGTTCCGCCTTTCTGTTGGCTGGAATCTAGCATCGACTGCTGAATGCTCTCTGGTCGCCCCTTCAGGCACTGCGACAGAGCTAACTCTGTGAAGAGTTAGCTCTCACCACCAAGAATCTTGGTGATGTTGGCACCAGACGAAGCCGAGAGCCATGCGATGAAACCATCGATGACCTGCTTGGCCTCAGTAGCGGTGTAACCCACGTCCGGCGTGTCGATGACGAGAGTCACCGACATGTCGTAGGACTTGTTATAGCCCGTGGACAGTGGGTCTGCCGCAACCTTCTGGTGATGCAGTCGAGTACGGTGGCGAAAACGCTTCCCGTACTGATGGGCAAGCTGCATGTCGACGTTACCGTCGGCAGCCTTGTATCCACCCGAATTCTCCCCCGACGCAACGCGTGGGAGGGAAACCTCGACTGCATTGATAGTCACAGACTGAGGGTCAGAGAACATTCTGTCATTCCTTCTAGGATGCAGGATGTTCGCTCCGAAAGAGACGAACAACCTTGGTGACTCACTCGTAGGGAACTACAGTGAGAACCGAGGACCCTTGGATGCTCCAAGGGCCGCGGTGATGGCGAGTTGCGACGAGGAGAGATCCCCGCCAAGTACGCCGAATCCGTATGGATTCGCTCGAAGCCTGAGTTTCTGCGTCGATCCTGT